TTGCCTGCTGTATTTGTTTTGACTCATCACGAACAGGGATTCGTTGGAATCCTCTGCTCCGGGCGTACCCAGTAAATTTTGCCATCAGAAAGAAGGTGTCGAAATAGGCGTTGCTGCCTGAGGTATTTGATAGTTAGTTGGTGCAGGTGAAGGTGCAGGTGAAGGTGCAGGTGTTAATGGATTTTGAGGCGTCCTTTGCCGTAGTGTTGCTGTTGCCTGAGCAATCTTGCCAGCCGCTTGACCCCACGTATACACAGCAGAAGGTGCATAAGGTTCAGGAATTGCCTGTCCAGCTTTCTTATTCAGCTTTTTGACAGCCTCAAAATCAGGCTCTAGGGGTTCCTGAATAATAGGTTCAGGTGGCATATATGGACGCGGCAAAGGCTTAGGTTTATCAGGCTCATTCAGTAAGTTATTTTGTGCAGCAATATTGGCTGCATACCTATCCAGACGAATCTGAGTAAGTTCAGCTTGATATTGACCATCAGCACTTAATCTAGATTTCTCTAGTTTTTCAAGATTGAATCCAGCCATTCGACCAGCTTGAACTTCTTTAAGGCCAATACCTAGACGTTGTGCATTGCGGTTTTCAACATCTTCACGGATCTTGGCATTCAAGATTTGAATAGAATACTTAGCTGACTTCCTTTGCTGATTGATGTTGTCTACAAGCTTCTGCTTTTCAATATTAGACATACGATCATTACGCATCAGTGCATCAACAATAGCTTGCTGGGCAAATGCATCTTGGGCAGCCATTGAACGTTGTGCTTTTAGTGCACTTCGTCCGGCCATTCCTTTGGATCTAAATTTACCTTCTTCTAGAAGAGATTCGTATCGTTGAACACGAAGCTTCTCTGCTGTCTCTGCACGAGCAGAATCAGTAAGAGCGGTAAGCTCAGACATAGAAGTGTTGAATTGGTCACGAGCAGCCTCAAGATCACGTTTGATGCCTTTCTTCTCAAGTTTGTAACGACGTTTTGATTGTCTCTTTTCTTTATCTAAGTCTTTAAGTTGAAGCCTTCTATCTTCACGACCAGACTCTAATTCAATACGTATATCTTCAGCTTGGAATGCAAGATCATCGTAAGTTTCTTGCCTTACACGTTGAGAGTCACGTATAGCTACGTCAGCTGAGATTTTATTAAAGTCAACCTGCTCATCATGCGCTTCAACCGATGCATTGAAAGCATCAACACTATCGTTATATGCTTTGTTCTGTAGATTAACACTTTGGATCCACTGATCTGTCATCAGCTTCTCTTGATACTCTCTTTCCAAGTTGTAATTGGCTACAGCAATATCATAAGAATCTTTTGCATATTCAGTAGAATCTATCAGCTCTTGTGTTTTAAGTTTCGCAAGCTTTTTAGCATATTTACGTTGATCTTTAACTTGTTTTTTATTGTGAGCAGCCGCCGCACTTTGTGACGATGCTCCCATAATGGCGCTGAAAATTGTTAATCCAGCAGATATAATAGTAAATGGATCCAATTATTAAGTCCTCCTATAATATCGTGGTGAATAAATACCTTCCCACTTGAGTGATTGGAGAGACAGTGGTAGGGGTTTATCGCTAGTAAGTTTCAAAGTAAAATTCTCTGTTCGTTGATAAATAGGTATATCTGCTACCACAGAATCCTCAATAGTAATATCATTAGCCAGGTAGTAATCAGCTCTGATGTTAGATTCAACCTTAGTGTACTTGTCCTTACCAGCAGCCGTTATTTCAAAATCAAAAGCATTTGATTCTCCAAGAGAGAACTTCATTCTTGAGATAACAAGAGACGCTGAATAATCAGGTGCTTTACCTTCAGGCTGTGTTTGGTAGTACATAGTTGGTAGAACAACTTCAAAGTCAAAGCGATAACCAATAATGACCTTTTGGTGGTTATCAGGGTGTGAGTAATCAACGTCTGGAAAAGACCAGTAATGAACACCACTTTCAGTAGTCACAGTAGGAGTTACAAAGGTTCCTGCCCTGTCATTAGGTATTTGATTTGGACCACCACCACCCTCTTGATTTGCACCAGTATTGATAAATCCACCACCCTGTTGACCCTGTACATCGTATTCAACATTTTCACCAGCAAGCATGACTACTGGCTTTAGACTGCTGTAAGGTGAACAGTCCCAGTTGTAAGGTACAGTACACTTATTGACACCATTGGCGTAAGTGATATTGCTGGGGAAAGTATAGAAATCAATATAAGGGGTAATAACCTTGCCAGTATTTGTGGTGACAAGTCTATCAATAGGAGAGCTAGTAAGGTTCGCTGTCAGTGCTGAGATAAAACCACAGGTTTCAACAATGGCATAGATCCTATCGTTAATAAGTTCTACATGATAAATACGGCCAGGTAGTCGCCATTTGAACCACGACTGCATGGCGTTTTTCTCACCATCATTGAAGTTTTTAAAGAAGTAAATATTCCTACCGCTCTCTTCAGATGTGTCATCAGTTCCGTAGAACCCAACCATATTGTTCTGAGTACTAGTAACCATATGTTGGATATTGGAAGGAATATACGTATGTATAATTTTCCCTATCTCTACTACATCAGGTAAGCCAGTCTCTCTTGGTTGGAATGAAAAGACACGAGTATAAGCCTCACTCTTACTAGCAAAGCATAAGAACCTACCAGTATCTGCGGGCTTAATTTTAGTATCCATCTCATAAGCTGAGATACCATTAATGAGTGAATCTTTTGGAGTTAAGTTACCACTCTCAGAATACAAAACATACTGCTGGTCTTTGGAGAATAGCAATACACCTTGTGGAGAAGGGAGAGCACTCGTAAGATTGACAGGCCTAACGCTAGAAGTAGATACATCAATAGGATCAGCATCAGAAAGTGCTGAGGCTGTAATATGATAGAAGTTAAAGTATTCCCCAGATTGACTTAGGATAACATTATCACCCGACAAGAATCCAAGCCTGTTGTTGTGGAAGAAAACATTACTAATTTTTTTTCCAACAAAACTAGGAGAGGAGTTAGTCTTCAGATCACCTACCAATCTTTCGGTCCAGCCAGAGGTAGTTGGATCATTTATTTCTTTGATCGTTTGGATCGTAAAAGCATTTAAAGTAGTATTCTTCAATTCAATGGGCATGGTATCACCATTGAGACCTGGAGATACAGCAGGATCTCTACATTCAATCCAGGAACCTTTGCCAATGGACTGTGGGGTATTTTCTTCAGTCTCAAACTCTGCCCAATAAGCTAGGCTGTTTGCATTCAAAGGTGCAACCTTGACTTTTCTACCTTGAACTGATTCGTCTGGTAGATCAGAAATACTATCTACCTTAGTAACAAATGCTTCTAAGGCTTTACCACCTTTACCACCACGAGCTTGAACTTTGATATTACCACTAGACTTGAAGATCTCTAGAGTATTGCTGGTTTGATATACATCATAAGTACTAGGCAGTAAGGCTGATAAACCAGACAAGATCTCGTCAGCATCTAGAGCATCTGTGTGTGAAGAAAGAGATGATGTTGTATCATCTCCATTTCTAGAATCGTAGGTGTACCAAGTACCATCTAGTTGAATCTTATATTTAGCTGAATAGTCTACAGTCTTAATCCGAACAGTAGCCCATTGATTAGCTACATAAGAAGCAGGAGCAGGTAGTTCCTGAACGGTAGTATTCTTATTGACAATGAAGGTTGTATCTTGAATGGTTACAACTTCATAGCTTTCGTTAGGTTTTTTATTTGATGAAGATGGGTTTAGATATGGGTGTGTATTTGCCCCTGTCGTAGTTTCACTGGTGATAGTTACAGGGGGAAAGACATTTACACTTGTAGATCTAAGGTTCCAAATGGAGATACCATCATGGCTTTCGTTAGGTTCTTTGTGAATAGCACAAAGATAGACTTCATCATTGTCCCTATTAATAACAAACCATTTAGCGTCTTGGTATTTGATATGTTGTGTATTGGGAACCAACTGTCTCAAATACTTAAGACCAGGCCTTTTATTTAAGCCAAAGGTAGGGTCTGGGTAAGCATTGATAGAGTCTGCTAATTGTCCGGGTGTTTTTTTAGTATCCTGTTGTGTTGATATCCCACCTAGAAAAGATGGGATATTCTGAGTTACTGCTGCCATTACCTACTTAATGCTTGGAAAGGTTGATAACTTGTATAATAATTTTGTCTTCCGTGTTGATGTCCGAAGTAAGAGTAATCTCCTACCTTGCAATCATTTTCGATAAGACGTGCACGAGCTGCTTCTTCTCGTTCCCTCAAGAATTGATACTGAGTGGGATCGCCAACCATTCTGGTAGATGCCATTGCAGCTGCACGGGCAGTAATGTAATCAATCACATAGTGTGGAAGTTGATTTAAATCCTGAAGTAGGACTCTATTTACTTTAACTTTGTCGGTTTCAAATTTATCGGTTTGACCAACTAAATCATAAAGCTTGCCATTTCTGACAATTAGATCAAATTCCGGGTGGTCTTTTGTTCCGTCTACAAATAGGTATGTGTCACCTACCGCGACTTGTTTGGTAGTATTATTAACAGGTAATTCAACATCATATTCAAAGTTGAAAGACCAACCTTCAGACTGTACTTCCCTACTAACACGTCTGAGAGTACTTAGTGCAAGCGAAACGTCCGGGTTTGTTTTACTGAGAGTGTCTACAGCTACTTGACCAATAGAGTTAAGTATGTCATTAACAGCGTCAAGTTCAGTGTTAGTTAGGGTTGCCATGTTTTACATAGATAAAAAAAGGGGACCCCGAAGGATCCCCATGTATAAAAATCAGAATGCGGCTGCACCCGTGGTGTTGACAACACCGTTGGAATCCACAGAAGGATCAGTACCAACGACGAGTTCAACAGCGGCTGCGGGATTCAGGTAGTCCGCGCCACATGCCAGACGGCCAAGCATCACGTCGCCTTGATAGACAACGGACACGTCACCACTGGTGGTTTGCACCTGAGGACCGATAGCTTCAACCATACCGGCTGCTTCTTTCTGGAAGATCAGACCGCAAGATGCGGATCCGAACTGAGTAGCAGTACCGTAATCGTTGTTGATACCAGTCACTGAACCATCAGCATCCTCGAGAGATTCACCCACAAAGGAGCCAGTGTTCAGAGGATCAGTAACGCCAGTAGTACCACCGTACTTAGTACCGTAGTTACCCAGGAACGGAATGTTCATGGACTTGTAGATCTTGATACCAGCAATCTCAACGATTCCGTTACCGGACTGCAATGCAGTACCAGTCACGTCACGGTTAATCAGACCGTTAGTACCGGCAGCTTGAATAAGCTCATAGTACTGACGTGGGTTCAGAACACCCACACGACCATCCATGCTGACACCCTTTTCATCAAGAGCAGCAGCAGCGTTATAGAACGCTTCGATTAGAGCAGTAGAGCTGTAAGCATCAGAATCGTTGGAGGTAGAACCAACACGAATCTGAGTACCACCGGGTTCTACATAACCTGCTTTGGTAACAGGAGAAGCCTGACGAGCACCACGTGCAATAGCACGGAATGCAAGACGGTCATACTTTTCTGCCAAGGCATATCCGATCTTACGTGAGATCTCAGACCTCAAGTCGTAATGAGAAAGTACCTCGTCTAAATTGTAGACGAAGGCTGAACTAATGAGAAGATCATCACAAGTGATCGTCTTCTCTGCCACTGGAGGTGCACCATCAGAGTTACCAAGGATGCTGTTGCCAGGCGTATGGAACTCAGATTTGGTACGGCCAGTGTAGATAAACTGAAGAGATTTGCCATTCTTCAGTGTACGCTTCATAATCAGATCACGAGCGATCGTATTATTTTGGAAGCCTTTAAACATCTCACCGCTGAATAGCTTGAGATACAGTTGGCGGGCGTCTCCCGCTGCATTATCCTGACCAGGCCGTGTAAGAGCGGCGGTCAGAGTAGAATTTTGATGAGCCATTAAATTAAGAGAATGTATTAATCAATCTCTTCAAAGCTTTGAAGTTGTGTGGTCTATCCCACCGTCTAGACGGCTGATGGGTATCCTCGTAAGGGCCAAAAGCCAATGCATGGAAGGTCCGACTCTGAGGTGCCTTCCACACTGTTCACTCCTCTTCTTCTTTTTCAGGAGTTTCTTCTTCAGTTTTTGCTTCTTTTTTTACTTCAGGCTCAGGATCAAAACGTGTCACGTAAGCCTTTAGTACATCAGATTGTTGTGACATTAGAAATTAAGATCTGAGTTCTCAAGTTTAGCCATGACATCAGTACGATACGCATCGTCGTTTTCATAGCGTGGGTCAGACATAGCTTCAACAAGTTCAGCCTGACTACGGAATTTACTTGTAGTGTTACGTGGTGCCTTACCTTGTAGAAGATTACCTTCATAACCTTTAGCTTCAACCCATTGTTGTCCTAAAGCACGAATAGCAAAGTAAGCACTCGCAGGATCTCCACTGTTCATGACAGTATCAAAAAGTTGAGCCTCTTGGGAACTGATATTATCTGATGCCCAGTTAAGCATCTGAGTATATTGATCCGCACCACCAACAAGACCTTGGAGTTGCTCAACTTGATCATCAGTAAAGTCAGAAGCTTCTTTCTTTACATCTGATTGATTGCTTCGCTGGTCAAGATACATTGTAGCTAGATCTTCTTTACTCATTGAATTGAGTTTCTCCATCAATTCATCAGAGTATTCTTCGCTATCATTTTGTGATTCTTCCCACAACTGATCCAAGAAATTGGAGCTAGGTGTTTCTTCAGACTCTTGCTTGGGTTCATCTTCAGGTTCTGGTGTAGGTTCATCCTCTTTAGGTTGTTCCTCATTAGAACCAAGTTTAGATTGAAGTTCTAGGTAAGCCTTTTCAAGTGCTTCTGGAGAGTTGTATTTACCAGCAAGGAGTTGGGATTGCTCCTGCTCCATCTTCTCTCCAATTTGAAGAGACTCCTGTTCATCAGCATTAAGACCAGTGTTATCAGGAGACTCTTCTGAATATGTAAGTGTTTCTGCCATTAGTTAGGTGGAATTGAATTTTGTTCTGCGTTAAGTTCAGCTTCCGCTGCGGCTTGGTCAACCTGAGCAAACTTACTAGCTTGCTTAGTCATCTCCATATCCTGAGCTTGTTGCGATTGAGCCTGCATCTCTTGCTGCATCTGATCTTCTGTCTTAACAAGGTTGAGAATATCGATACCCTGAGCTGCGGCTAAACGTTTAACAACTTCAAGTGGATTAATGTATTGACCAATAGATTCTGGACCCATAGTTCCTGCAAGAGTTTGCAAGAATTGAGTCAGACTATCACGATCTTGGCCGCGGCCTAGTGCATTGATACCTGCAACAATAGTAATGCGGACAACTTCATCAGGTATCTTTGGAATCTTACCAGCACCAGCGAAAACCTTTAGCTTACGGTTAAGGTATGGAACCAAGAAATCAACAGTCAACAGGGAGAACAATCCGCCCAATTGCTGTTCAAGTTCCATTTGTGTCATACGTACTTCTTCAGCAGTAGTACGTTCTGACTGACGAACACTCAAGATTAGGAAAGCTTCACTTAGCCTACGCTCAAGTGTTTGAATCATTTGATAAGCAGTAGCAAAGTCAGCTGTCTTACCTACCTGTACAACACCGATGTCATCAGGTCTACCTTGAATGATTGCTCCGTTACCAGCCTGTGCAAGTGTAGAAGGTTTGGTAGTGCTAGAAGGTGAAACAGTAAATACAACTTTTGCTGCGGCTGCTGAGCCTTCAACAACAGCTTGAGATAATGCTTCGAGACTCTTCAGATCCCCAAGGAATTCTTCTACTCTACCTCTACCGTAGGCTTCACCGTCTACAACATTGAAGCGTAGGGCAATCCAAGGATTGGAATCGAGAGGTGCAGTACCTTTACTCTTAGGTAGAATCTTATCGTCGATTTCTTGATGCCAAATAAATCTAGATCCTTCACGTTTGATATGAGTGTAAACCTCGATATCTTCTCCGTTACTAGAGGAGGTATCCATCACCAGATTTGGTTCAGGTGGCTTATAGCTTGGATACTCTTCTTCAAGTAGATCTTTATTAATTAGTTCTTTGGTGACAATCTCAATTACATTGCCATTGCCATCACGTTCTAGTGCGTAACGATTCAATGGGTAAAGCTTCAAACCCTTCTTAGACATGAAGAGTAAAGCATTACCTGTTACAACTAAGTGTTTGATTGCTTGGTGAACAACAACTCTGTCGTCTGATGCAGCAATCGCATCTAGGATAGTACGTTCAATTTTTGAAAAGGAAAGATCAAGTTCTGATTTAACTTCAGGACCAAACTGACCAAGCATACTTTCATCCACTTGTAGTTTGAAGAAACTAGTTTGTGGAGGGAGAAGTGCGAGCATCAGTTTGGCACTTAAAGTGACAACACCTTTGGCTCCAATCGATTGCCAAGGTGTAGGTAGATGTCGCATCCCACTGGTGTTCTGCTCTTCCCCACGGATAAGGTAGGGAAGAGTAAGATCAGCAGCTTGTTTTGCTACGTTTAAAAATTGAGAGCGTTCGCTAGATAGTGCATCATATCTGCGTTTAGCTGTCATCAGTAATTAATGCCTCCAAGGGAGAGACGTTGACCAGGAGCACGATTAAGTTGACGCGTTCCCATTGCATTAAAGCCCATACGAGATCGCTTAGAACGACGACGACGGATACCACCTGCGGATCCACCGCTGATGTCAGTTCGTACACCAGGCATCTTGGGCATTTCTAATTGCTGCTCTGTGTAATCCTCTTGAGGAATACTGCTCAAGAATTTTGCAAAGTCAAATTCCTCTGCTTCAGGTGTAA